ACGGCTCACGGATGCAGATCGAGAGACCGCAAACAAGCTCTGCATCTTCGACTTTTTCCATCGTCAGCGTCAACTGAAGAAGCAATTCGGAGTGTCAGACAGAACGGCACTCGCCATCATGAAGGAAGCACTCGACACCATGATCAAATCGATCGTGGACTAACCGAGTCTCCGCCTATTTCGGGCGGAGGACAACCAGGAGAAGAGACAATGGCATCGAAGAAACCGAAGGAAGAGAAGGCGCTCGAGACCAGAGGCGAGACTGCGATGCAGTCGTTCGAGTATGGAGCCGACGACATCGGCGCCGGATTCGAGCATCAGACGAAGGCGGACACGACGATCCCGTTCGTGATCCTCCTTCAAGCTCTGTCCCCGATCATCAGCATCGAGGAGAGGGATGGTGTGAAGGCCGGGATGTACTTCAACACCGTGACCGAGGAAGTGTGGAACCGCGAGACCGGGTTCTTGTTCGTTCCTGCGACGACACGGAACTTCTACGCGGAGTGGACCCCTCGGATCGAAGGGAAGAGCAAGTTCCAGGGTCATCACGAGATCGACTCTGACGAGGTCCGTGACGCTATCGCCGGAGCAGCTTCGTTCGGCAAGAACAAGACGAAGGACGGCAACGATCTCGTCGAGACGTTCTACGTGTACGGCGTCATCTGCAGCGAAGATGGTCATGCGATGTCGATGTCAGCGATGGCATTCTCATCGACGAAGATCCGTCCGTACAAGGCGTGGATGACCCGTCTCTCTCAGTTCGCAGTCGAGGGGAAACGAGTCCCGCTCTACGCGCACCTGACGCGGTTCACGTCGCTTCAGCAGAAGAACGAGAAGGGAGCGTTCTTCGTCCCGGCGATCTCGAGCGCCGATCCACGTGGTATCCGTTACTCGCTGCTCACGCAGGACGATGAGCGGTTCATGATGGCGAAGGCGTGTCGCAAGCTCGTCGATTCTGGGGATGCTCGCATCAACCCGGAGCAGCAGGCTTCTCAGGGGAGCGGAGAGACGGAGACGCCGTTCTAGTAACGGCGCAGGGAGCGGATCAGTTGGTCTTACGTTGGTTCGAATCCAGACGCTCCCGCCACAAGATCTTCCAGAACAGGAGCATCAGAATGAAGGGTAACAACGAACTCACTCTCAATCAAAGTTCGCTCGTCGAGGCCATTGACTTCTACCTCAGACACGCTGTGTGGAATGAAGAAACCGGCAAGAGGCTGAAGGTGGAGGGAGTCAAGCTGGAACAGAGTTCAGCATACGGTGGCGGCTCTGCGGTCGTGATGCTGACAGACAGCGAGCCGTGACCTGGAACGCTCAACAAGAACGCGCCCTCTCCACCGTCGCCAGGTGGATGCGCGATGCCGCGTCCAATCAAGTCATGACACTCTTCGGTCCAGCAGGAACCGGCAAGACGACGCTGGCGAAGCATCTAGTCGAGTCCGCGCCGTCCTCGAGCAAGTGGCTCTTCGCCGCGTTCACTGGAAAAGCTGCGCACGTCCTGCGACAGAAGGGATGCCGCGATGCATCCACGATCCACAGTCTGATCTACAGGCCAGCGGGTGAAACACTTGCCCAGGAGTTGACGGTGCTCGAGATGCGTCTCGCGGTGCTGCAATCGCGAGTCAGTGCCGCGGATACAGAGGTGACAGATGCAGACCTCGCACAGATAAGGAAGCTGCAAGCGCTCCGTAAGGAACTGCTATCGGAGCGGAGGCCCCGCTTTGCTCTCTGGGCAAACAGTCCGCTCAACGATGTAGATGTCGCTGGGATCGTCGTCGACGAAGTGTCCATGGTAGACGAGCGTCTTGGCCTGGACTTGGAGTCGTTCGGCAAGAAGATACTCGTGCTCGGTGATCCTGCGCAGCTGCCTCCGGTCGGCGCGTCCGGCTTCTACACGAAGCGCACTCCGGACATCATGTTAACGGAAATCCACCGTCAAGCGAGAGAGTCCGGCATCCTTCGTCTTGCGACGCTGATCCGCGAGGGAGGCTCTCTGAGCGACTTCCAATCTAGCGACGACTGCATCATTGTAAACGCTGTGGATCGAGATGACTTGGCACGAGAAGCGATTCTGGCAGACCAGGTTCTCGTCGGCCGCAATGAGACACGCAGAGTCATCAACAAGAGGCACCGAGAGTTGATCGGCATGGAGGGCAATGCTCCTTCCAAGGGCGATCGTCTTGTCTGCCTCCGGAACGAGCACCGAGTTGGACTATACAACGGTGGACAATGGCTCGTCGAAGAGGCGTCGTGCGACGAAGATACGCTAACGGCTGAGATGCGGATCAGATCTGAAGACAGCGACGGCACTAAGCTCCACGTCGATGCGTGGCTCCATCACATGCTTGGAGCATCAGCTGAACTGGATTCCATGGGCAAAGAGCGGCGCGATCTATCGGAATTCGATTACTCCTACGCGCTAACCGTCCACAAGGCCCAGGGATCGCAGTGGAACAGCGTTTTGATGTTCGATCAGTCGGCTTCTTTCAGGCAGGATGCTAGAAAGTGGCTCTACACAGGTATCACTAGAGCAGCGAAGAAGCTGCAGATCGTGAGCTATAGATGATTATGATTCTCAATGACAGAGGCGACTATGATCTCCACAGTCGCGGAACGTTGCCAAGGTTGCCGACGAAGTATGAGCGGGAGCGCGCGCTTAGAAAGGAGCGTGCGTTCTATCGGAACCTTGCAATCCTAGCGCTGCTCCTTTCTGGGCTTGCGGTTTTGATTGGAGTGATGGTCTTGAGATGACTGTCGAGGGCGGACACGCAATCATGCTCGACGTTCACCTCCCAGACTTCATCCTGGATGCAGGAAAGAAGTGGGTGGAAGAGAACACACTAGGCAGAACTCTGAATCCGAACCACCATCTCACTCTGGCGTTCGTCGGTCGGAACCTCGAGGAGTCCATCGGCAACGAGATGCTCCGCTTGGTAGACAGGATGAAACCAAATGGGAGGTTGGTAGTCTACTTCGCCGGCAGTCTTGCCATATACGGAGCGAAGTATACCCATCTTGCCGCGTCGTGTATCACCGATCCCCGTCTCTTGTCCATGCGGAATCTTGTCACAGGACACCTGAGAAACAAGAACATCCATCTCGAAAGTAGGTGGGGATTCGATCCACACGTCACTCTCGCGGTTAGCAGGACAATGGCAAGAGCACCGAAAGATGTGCTCCCGAAGTGTGAGCTTCCAGTGATGGCCATTCTAACCAAGATCGGCGACACCATCCATCGGAAGGAACTATGACAGCAATAGACATCACAACGCCAGAGCACAAGTTTCTGTTCCTCATGAGCAGTCCTGAGCGAATGGACTTCGAGAGGCTGGCAGAGATACTCCCACTCGTCAAGGCTGGAGTAGTCCTCGGCATCTTCGTTCGGAATCACACGATGCTGATGGAACTTGGACCGCCAACTCCCCAGGATCACAAGATCATCGGAAATCCAAAAGTCATGGTCTTCAAGATTCTCACAAAGACGCAGGAGTTGCTCATGGACGAGCTAACAAGAAGGATTGATAATGCTCCAAGAATCCATTGACCGTTTCTGGTCCTTCATGCGCGAGCGCGAGGCGATCCGTCTTCGTCGTCTCGAGGGCAGTCCGCCGATGGAGTGGACCAGCGATCCCATCTTCAAGCAGTTCAGCTTCACCAACGTGAAGCGTCTGCACGACAGGACGACGACGCTACTGAAGCGCGAATTCTACGACAAGTACGAACTCCACCATCCATGCAAGGAAGCTCTGCTCAACGCTGTCATCTTCCGGTACTTTGGCAGGATCGAGACTGCTCGAGTCCTTGGATGGCATATGGAATGGAACGAAACGACTCACGCCAGAATGGTGAGTCTCATTCGTGATCGCCTTTTACTCGGATTCAGGGCGTTCACTTCCGCATATATCGTGCCAAACTGCGGAGACTCTCGTCCGAAGCATGAGGTCGTTGCCATCATCATCGGTGGCATCTGGAACGTTGTCTGGTCCATCGTGTCTCAGGAACGGTGGGAACTGTCGTGCCATGTTCTCAAGAGCTGCTTCGGCGTTGGTTCCTTCATGGCGAAGGAAATTCTGCTCGACTACATCCTTGCGACCAGTTGGAAGCCTGATGACTGGGAAACGTGGACCCCAGTCGGCCCAGGAGCAAGACGCGGAGCAGGAGTCCTCGAGCTAGGAATCGTGAAGGGCATCTCAGAGTATGATGCTCTCTTAGTCTGCAGAGCGCTCCACGCAATGCGAACTGACTACTGGCCTATCGACTACGTCCCTCTCGATCTTACCGACATCCAATTCCAGCTCTGCGAGTTCGCGAAATACGAGAAAGCGAGGACCGGAGTCGGCAGACCGAAGTCGTTGTTCCGGCCGACGATCGATGATGTCACGCAGAGAGGATAGATCCATGGAGAAGATCAGGAACGAGATCATCAGACTATCGGGATCCGGAAAGCGAGTCGTCAGCACTCGGCGACACGGGATCTACTCAACCATGACACTTCCTGGGCTGGACGACATGCCGGCGGTGAGGGACACGCTGCAGAGATTCCAGGACTTCGGCATCACTGACAATCTGTCCGGGAAGACTTTCATCGACATCGGCGCGAACGTCGGAGCCGTCGCTCTCGAGGCGGCAAGACGAGGAGCCAAGGTCGTCGGCGTAGAGTACCGAGAAGATCGGGTTCAGCTCTGCAATGAGATCGCGGAAATGTTCAAGCTCGACGCGACGTTCTATCAGGCAGACTTCAACGTCATGCCAGTGGACAGACCGCACTGGATGAAGAAATACGACATCGTCTTGTCGTGTTCTGTCGATGAATATATCGTCGACAAGCCGTCGTTCTACAAGATGATCCACGAACTCTGCGATGAGGATGGAGATCTATATCTGGAATCTAATGTCCAGCGCGATCAGCCCGAGATCATGACGATCATGCTCCTTGAATCTGCCGGATTCAGTGCTCAGTACCTGGGCAACGGTCACAGCGGCGGAATCTCTCGTAAACGGAAGCTCTTCACAGGGAGCCCGAAGTGAACTCTAAGATCTTCTCCTTTGTCAAGGTTTCCGACACGTCGATGGTCGCGTCCGTGCAAATCGCGAAGTTCCTCAGTGAGCGGTTGGACATTCCGATCTGCTGGGATGAATCGATCAATGACGAAGCTCTCGATATTCTCGTCATTGTCAACGGGGCGTTCGCTTTCTCAGGCTCTATGCTGCTAGAGGCGCTTGGATCTGCAATCGAATCCGCAACCAGAGTCGTGTGGATCCAGAACGACTACACGATTATACCTCCAAAGGACGAGAGTGGTGCGGAGAGCCCGTTCCGCAAGGCGTTCCGCACTCGACACGCTCTGAGTCGGGCTCCAGTGGACTACTGGACGACAGTGGAAGCGATGTCTCGCCCAGGGAGGTCACGGTCCGGTCACATCTGTGGGCCATCGTCTCGGCATGTCAACTGGAATTGTCTGACGATGGAGACGGATCACGTCGCAAAGATGTTCGGGAACAGAGTTCTTGGGGGCTCAATGGTCTACTATGGATCGTTCCGCAAGGACAGGATCGTAGCGTTCGACAAGTTCTTCTCGAAGCCGTTCGTTAGGACTGTCATCAGCAGCCCGAGCAGGAAGTTCGCCGAGCGGTACATCCATCCTCTAGTGATCCACGATGGGAAACAAGAGGACATCGTCAGCTACGTCGGTGAGTTCGGTCTTGGTCTGTATCTCGAGGACAAGAAATCCTCATCTGAGTTCCACTCACCGGGGAACAGGTTCTATGAGATGCTGTCGGCTGGCCTTCCGATCGTTTTCCAGCCGGAGGCGATGAGGATGATGGAACGAGCTGGATACGAGATCGCTGACTGGACTATCTGGGATCCTGAAGAGGCTCCTGAGTTCATGGAGCGTCAGCTACAGATCTTTCAGGATCAGCGGGAAGCGTGGAGGGACAACGCGATCACGGAACGGGTGAACCTGATCGAGACTCTCAAATCTGCGTGGAGTTCGCTTACATGATTGTCAGCTTGAGAGGAACGAATGGGTCGGGGAAGTCAACAATCATCAGATCCGTGATGAAGATGTACGAGATCGTCGAGCCGATCAGAGTCCCTGACAGGAGAAAGCCGATCGGGTACAAGCTCGATATTCCGACATCACTCTACATCCCTGGGCACTATGAGATTGCCAACGGAGGGATCGATACGCTGAAGAGCTTGGATGAAGCGTACGATCTCATCAGACACCATCACGACGCCGGATTCAACGTTCTGTATGAAGGAAAGAACCGGACCGATGGTGCGACAAGGCTGATGAAGTTCGATCCATGTGAAGTTACAATCATCATCGTGGATCATCCAGTCCATCTCTGCGTAGAGTCTGTCCGAGCTCGAGGCCATGCAATCAAGGTGGAGACGATCGAGGCGATTGCGAGGAAGACTACCGCTCAGGAGAGGATCTTCACTGAAGCAGGATACACTGTCCATCGTCTTGGGCGAGAGGATGCGTTATCGAAATGCGCCGACATCGTTGCTTCATGGTAGAGGTTCCTACACAAGATGGTCGGCTGTTCGCTTGGATCTGCTTCGGCTGTCCTCGTAGAATTAGTGCGAAGAAGCACCCGAGCTGCAAGGGACATGACAGGGAAACGGAGATCTGGGATGAGCAAGTGGATTGGCGTTGATTTCGACGGCACGCTTGCCGACACCGAAACCGGAGCCCCAATTCCGGCGATGATCGAGCGTGTGAAACGATGGCTCGAGAAAGGGATCGAGGTAAGAATTGTGACGGCGCGGCTCCAGCAACCGTTTCCAAACGGTGATTCTGATTCCAAGTATGGAGGGAGTCACGATGAAGCCGTAGAACTGATCATGGACTGGTGCGAAAAGCATATCGGCGTTGCGCTCACGGTTCAGTGGGGAAAGAGCCGCGGTATGATCGAATTCTGGGATGACAAGGCTGTCGCCGTTCAACAAGACACTGGGCTCCAGCTGAGCCCTAGCAGAATTGGAGATGAATAATGAAAGTAATCAACGCACGCAACGTCCACGAGGCGCTCCCTCTTGCAATGAAGCTGCTCCATAGTGAAGGCTCCGAGCAGAATAGTCGGAACGGCAAGGTCCTGTCCATGGGACCTGTCGCCACGGTTTACCATGTTCCGGAAGAGCGTGTAATTTTACATCCATGGCGCGATGCGAATCCGTTCTTCCACTTCTACGAGTCACTCTGGATGCTCGCAGGCCGGAACGATGTGCGTCCACTCACGCGATACGTGAAGCGGATGGCGAGTTTCAGCGATGACGGAGAGACGTTCAGTGCGGCGTATGGATGGAGATGGGGCAACCAACTTCCAATCATCATTGAGACGCTCAAGGCCAACCATAATGACCGTCGCTGCGTTCTGCAAATGTGGGATAGGCGATATGACCTAGGATCAGCGTCGAAGGATGTCGCCTGCAACGTCGCCGCGACGTTCCAGATCTCCGGCGGACGGCTCGAGATGGTCGTATTCTGTCGCTCCAACGACATCATCTGGGGATGCTACGGCGCGAACGCTGTCCACTTCTCGATGCTGATGGAGTACGTAGCTCGGAACGTCGGTGTTCCAATGGGAACGTATACTCAGGTAAGCGTGAACTGGCACGCATACCGTGAGACATTTGATCCAATCGTCGACGATGCTTTGGATAAGGTTAGTCCGAATCCATACTACCTCAGAGCCAACCGGCCGTTCCCGCTCATGAGTGTATCTCGTGAGTTATGGGATGCAGATGTGAGGAGGTTCGTGACGGCGGATGGGCGCGCAACTGTCGAATCATTCAACGACCCATTCTTCAACGACGTTGCTCTACCAATTGTCCATGCGCACGACATCTACAAAGACGCTATTGGCGAAGATCGGTACCTCGGAGCACTCGAGATGCTCGACGACTGCAAGGCTTTGGATTGGCGTCGTGCATGTATGGATTGGATTGAGCGACGGCGCGCGAGTTGGATCCATGCCCAGGGATGACGGGATGATACCATGAACGAGAAGTACATCAGCATCTTGTCCCTCCGCGCCTCCGGCTACGTCACTCGGTGGCACACCATCCAGACATTGGGCAACGACCAGTCTGATGCGGAGCACTCTGCACAAGCTCTCGTCCTCCTGTTCGGTCTGCATCCAGACCCGAGCGTCCAGCTCATCAAGGCTCTGCTCTACCACGATCTGGCTGAGCGAGAGGTTGGTGACGTACCTGCTCCAGTACGTCGAGCGAACAAGGCATTCTCCGATGCCTACGAAGAGGCTGAGAACGACTTCTTCACGAGACACGGAATGGCGAGTCTCATCGAGAGCTTGACCGAGACGGAGTTCCGATGGCTAAAGGCAATTGACTGTCTCGAGCTATGGCTCTACTGTCGAGATCAAGTGTTCCTCGGCAACGGGCACTTCTCCATCATCCAGGACCGAGCGTATCAGTATCTGATGGGTTCCGGCTCTAATTCACCAGGAGAGGTGCGAGCCTTTGTCTACAACATCGAACAGATTCCGTACAGGAGTTTCGCATGAGCTACGTTCACATGATCGAAGAAGCCGCCTCACGGTTCAGCATCGATCCGTCTGTCGATCTAGACATGACCGGAATGTCCATCGTCTCCGGATGGTCCATCCTTGAAGCTGAGTCGAAGGATCTAGGATACGATGTACTCCGGAACATCACGGAAATAAGACCACTTGTCCATCGTCTCATGGAGCCACTCCACTCCGTTCCATACGTCAGTCATCTATATGACGTCGATCAGCTGATCTACAAGGACAAGGAATACGGAGGCTCTTGGATCAGACGCGGCGGAGTCGGCGCTTTCTTCACCGCCGTGCGGAAATACGATCGCATCGAGCACCAGCTCAGCAGGAGTGGTGACAGTCTGAAGAAGGCTATCGAGATCGACTCCAGAGAAGAAGGCATCCTCGATGACATCGGCGATCTCCGTCGCTACCTCATCCTCTGGGAAGCGTGGTGGATGTCACTGTGAGTCAACTCCGACTCGATATCGGCGACGAGCGCGTCTACTACAAACCACCGGATGAGCTACTCCCGGTGGCTCACTGGCATCCTCCATCCGTTTCAATGACGCCTTCCTGGGCAGACGCCAAGCGCGTCTCCATTGACGTGGAGTGCAAGGATCAAGATCTCAAGACACTCGGTCCAGGAGTTCGTCGCCCAGGGAATCGAGTAGTCGGCGTCGGATTTGCCATCGAAGATGGCCCGGAGCACTACCTCTCCATCAGCCATGAAGGTGGAGACAACTGCGAATGGAGAGTCTGGGATTACCTGAGAGATCAAATCAAGTCGTTCACTGGAACCATTGTCGGCAACGGTCTCGGCTACGATCTGGACTGGCTCGCTGAAAACGGATGCGACATCTTGTCTAAGCCGATCATGGATGTTCAGGTCGCAGATCCGCTCATCAACGAGCTCTATGATCGCTACAACCTGGATGCTCTCTGTGAGAGACACGGTCTCCCGGGGAAGGATGAGGACGCTCTGCGACAGGCGGCGATCGCCTATAGGATCGATCCGAAGAAAGATCTCTGGAAGCTCCCTGCCAGGTTCGTCGCTCAGTACGGTATGATAGATGCCAGACGTCCGCTCCAGCTACTCCGTAGACAGGAGCGACTCATCGAGCAGGAAGGAGTCCAGCAGATTTGGGAGCTGGAGCAGAAGGTCACACCGATCCTTGTGAAGATGAGGAGGCGTGGTGTTCGAGTTGATCTCGATCACGTTGAGGCGATCGAACGTCTCTGTCTCAACACGGAGACAGAATGCAACGAGGAGGTCAGAGGAATGACTGGTGTATCGATCGGAGTCGATCACATCAAGAATTCCAACGCATGCGCGAAAGCCTTGTCTGCCGTCGGCTATCAGGCTCCGCTCACGCCGAAAACTCACGCTCCTAGTGTGGACAAGGATTTCCTCAAGAAGTGCGGGAAGGTCGGCAAAACGATCCTTCGAGCTCGAGAGTGGAACACGCTCCGTAAAACATTCTGCGCCCAGGTGAGAAGAGCGGAGATCAAAGGACGCGTCCATTGCACGTTCAACCAGCTGAAGTCTACCTCAGATGATGGCTCTGCTCGAGGAGTCCGGTATGGTCGACTCAGCTCCAGCAATTTCAACTTCCAACAGCAGCCGATCAGACACGATGAGTTCGGCTCCATGTGGAGACAGACTTTCATCGCGGATGAAGGAACTCAGTGGGCCTGCGCAGACTGGTCTCAGCAAGAGCCGCGCATTGGCGTTCATTATGCTGAGCTGCTTAATCTCCCCGGGGCGAAAGAGTTCGCCGACGAGTATCGACGGAACCCAGATCTAGACATCCATCAGAAGCTCGCTGATCTGTCCAAGATCCCACGCAACATCGTAAAGAACTATGTGAACGGCCGACTCTACGGGATGGGCGATGCGAAGTTGTGTCGTCACATCAACAAGCCGACGATGTGGAAGTCGATCCGTGGAGAAATGCGTGAAGTCCCGGGCCCCGAAGGACAGGCGATCATCGACGCATTCAACAGCTTCGCGCCATGGATCACTGGCCTGACTCGTGAAGCAGTGAAGGCTGTGAAGAAGAGCGGTCACGTGTGGACCATCTTGAGGAGGAAGTGTCACTTTCTTCAGGGCCCGAATGGTGAATACTTCCATACTCACAAAGCATTCAACCGAGTTGGTCAGGGATCCGCTGCTGATCAGATGAAGGCGACGCTCGTCGCTGCAGATGCCGAAGGAATTCAAATTCAAGCTGCGGTTCATGATGAGTTCGACTTCTCATTCACTGACATCAGTGTCGCGAAGCGACTCAAAGAGTTACAGATGACGGTTGTGAAATTCAACGTCCCCATGAAAGTCGATCTAGAAGTAGGGCCGAACTGGGGCCAATTGAGAAAGGTGTCGTGATGAGCGCAATCGTACTCGATGTAGAAACAACCGGCCTCGTGCCGGAACAGGATAGGGTGATCGAACTGGCGATCGTGGATCTCAGCTCTGGGGCCCAGCTCTTCCATTCTCTGTTCCACCCCGGACGACCGATTCCACCGGGCATCACTGCGATCAACGGTATCCGGGATGAAGACGTCATGTCCGCACATCTTTTCAAAGATCAGGCTCATCGAATCATGAGCATCATTGCTGATCAAGATGCGGTGATAGGTCACAACGTCTTCTTCGACAAGAACATGATCCACGCAGAACTGTCACGCTGTGATCTGGCGATGGAATGGCCTCATCTCATCTGCACGAAACGACTGTGGAACCACTACGAGTCGAAAGATCGTAGACTGATGGACGCATACAAGAGGTTCGTTAAACACGATGGATTCGATCAAGCCCACAGTGCGATTGCTGATACGAATGCCTGTCGAGAAGTCTTCCTAGCTCAACTGAAGCATTTCGGTTTGGAGGGGTTAGACTGGGAAGAACTCATCGGTGATCAGTCATCATGGTGGGGACCATCAGATCACATCGTATGGGATAACGGCTTCCTCAGGATCAACTTCGGCAAGAACAAGGGGACACATGTTCATCTGCTCGACAGAGGATACATGCGATGGATCGTCGCTCAGGACTTCCCCGATCACGTGAAGAAGATCTGCGATTACATGATGCACATCGCGAAGATGAGCATCACGCCTGAAGATCTCGCTTCCTGGGCGAGGCATCAGGGCCTGTGAGATGATGAGATGATCAAATGAGTGAGAAACGATTCCGCGGCGAAGTCATCCGTGTCCTTTCTCCAATCGGCGCGTTCGCCATCGAGAACACAGCTGGCGACGGCGCTCCTGATATATGCACGACGCTAGGATGGATCGAGTTGAAGATCGCGTATCGTCCACGGAACGACCTAACGCGCGTCTCAATCGACCTCCGCAAGTCACAACGCATCTGGCTCAAGCGATGGAGTCGCTACGGAGGGAAGGCGTGGACACTCACGAAGATAGAAACGAATGGACTTTGGCTCTTGCACGAGGGAGCATGGGCGGCGGAGCATCTAGGAAACGTCGCATACTCCATCCTCGTTCAAGAGAGCCTTCTCTCCGACGACGCGGACATCATCGGAGCGCTCATACGATCCAGGAACGGATCGTGCTGGGCGAAGGGATGCACTAACAAGGAGCGCTATGACTCCCACTACTGTGCTCTCTGTGACATTCAATTCAATAACGGACAAGGAACCAGGAGGTGACTCGTGGAAATCCGATACTACCTTGAGTATGTTCTCGAGCGCGCAACCGTCGGGTCCTCAGGGTACGACCTCCGAGCGAAGCTACCAGAGGAATACAACTTTGTCACAATCGCTCCCGGGGAGCGCTGCACCGTCGACACTGGGCTCCATCTGCAGATGCCGATGGGAGTGGAGGCACAGATCCGATCAAGGAGTGGCATCGCACGAAAGAACGGAGTCATCGTGCTCGGCGCTCCCTGCACAATCGACTCCGACTATCGCGGTGAAGTCTCTGTGATGCTGATCAACCATGGACAGCTCTGCTTCGACATCAAGAACGGGGACCGGATCGCACAGCTGGTCTTCGCTCCTGTCTACGTCGGAACGAACTATCCGATCTTCGCGTCTCCGCCGCTGACTCGTGTCTTGAGGCTGGAACAGCTGAGCAAGACGGATCGCGGCGTAGGTGGATTCGGTAGCACGGGGGTGGAGTGATGCGCTCAAGACCGCTCGAGATCGCACCCGCGCGCGCGAGGAACAAGAAGGTGGAGTCTCTGTGGGGCGATCCGAACTTCATCGCAGAAGAGAAGTGGGACGGATGGCGATTCTTGATGCACTTCGGCAGTGATCTCGACAGGACTTTCCTCACTGGGCGACGCGTCTCGAAGACGACGGGGGAGTTGAGTGAGAAGGGACTCTGCGCTCCGATGCTCAGCCCAGGGAGTTTCTATCTGCAGGGATTACGGTACACGGTGATCGATGGAGAGGTGATGTCTCCTGCCGGATTCCGTGACATCGCTGGCATCATGAATGTCGATCCAGAGAAGGCAGCGAAACGTATCGCAGAGATCGGTCCTCCGCGATACAACGCGTTCGACTTGCTGTTCAACGATGGTGAAGATGTCCGTGGATATTCTCAGCTCGAGCGTCGTCACATGCTCGCTGAGTTGATGGCTCACATTAACAACCCACTTATCACACTCACGCCGATATTCAAACCGGATATCTCAGTGTACGACAATATCGTTGATGCTGGTGGAGAAGGAGTTATTCTCAAAGACATCAGCGCTGAATACGGTGAAGGATGGATCAAGGTCAAGAGATTCAGCACCCTTGATGTTGTCGTGACTGGATTCACCGATGCAAAGCATGGAGTGACTGGGAAATACGTCGGCCTCATCGGCGCAGCAGTCGTGTCAGTCTTCAGTTCCGCGGGCGGGATGATCGAGATCGGTCGTGTTTCTGGCATGACGGATGATGTCCGAAGAGACATGAGTGAGAATCCTGGGCGATGGATCGGCACAGTGATCGAGGTTCGTGCCCAGGGATTCGGAAAGGACCGACTCCGTCATCCTCGATTCAAGCGCCACAGGCAAGACGCGGATCCAAAACACGCGACGTATTTGAAAATGATGGCGGACCTCGATACGCAAGCTGATCCGGTCCAACGGAAGCAGTTGAATTTCTCATTCGCCTAGCATGGATCGGTATTCTGGGCAAGATAAATCGTTCCGCGCTTGGATAGATTCTTGGCAAGACAAATCGCCCACGCTTGGATAGATTCTTGGCACGATCTTTGCCATGGGTTTATGCGAGTCGGCGATCGGATTTCGGCACGATTCCTGCATGTANNNACTAGACCCACCCCGGACCGGCTCCTAGGGAGTCCGCTGGCAGGCCGGGCAGGGGCCTGCCCCATTGTGGCGGGGTAGGGCCGCGCGGCCCGTGGCGGACTCCTCAGGACCACGTAGGGGCCATTGGCGCGGCTGGTCGTTGCTGGGGCCTTTGGCCGGGTGGGCTTTGGTCGGCTTTGGCCGGGTGGGCTTTGGTCGGCAAACAGTCCTACAAGGAACCCAAATGTCCTAGGCGTCCGCGGATTGCCAAGGGTGACCCGTAGCTACCCAAAGCAACAGGAGTCCGTAGCGGACTCTACAGCGCGACTGTAAGATGTCTTACAAATCTACCAGCCAACGGCCACACGGGGCCAGTCCTCGCGCGCGAGCGCAGGCGCGCAATGAAAGGTGGAAAAAGATATTCCTTGCAATCTCAGGACGGATGTGCATATCGGGCCAAACCGACCAACGAAATCTTCATCAGGTGGATCGGTCCAACCTCCCGAACCTGTCCGCGAGTTCGAGTGAACGAACCAACGTTTCCGTCGATGATAGAAACGATTCCAGCTCCGTGTCGTTTCGAGATTCGCTGAGCGTGTCCGTGATACGGCATCGGTGGTCTCGGAAGACACACGTAGTCTCCAACCTGGGCATCCATCGGATCGACACTGATTCCTACAGACACCATCAGCTTAAGTAGTCCACGAGCGCTGTGAACCTTTCTTGAGTACGGAATGGGATGTGTCCACTTCCACTTCTTGCAGACTTCCTCTTCCGCGGCGTACTGCAGAGCGGCGCACCACGCTCCGACTCGCCCATGTGTGAGTCGTGCGACAAATGGTCCTTCGTTGTTCGCTCCGACTTCGCCCTTCCCCATCCACTCCCGTAGGACATCAACAGCTAGGATTGGAATCAGGCGGAGCTGATCTGCACGAGAAGCGTGGATGAGACGATTCGGCGTCTCTCGCCCAGGGACTCCCGGAGGGCGCGATATTCTTGGCGTGTCTGTATCGTCGCTCACGACAGCAGCTTCTTAAGCGGAGTCTTGGCCAGGAGCGGTAGAACTAGCTTCTTTAGAACCACGCTCCATCCACCAGCGGCGATGAGAGCGAACATGACGGCATTCTTCGCGTCTGCCCAGGATGGGGACTTACTTGCAAGGATGACCGTTGCATACATGCCGGTAAGCGAGATGGCAAACGTGAAGAGCGTTCCACGCCAGTCCTCAGCCTTCATCCACGCTCCCACAGAGCCGAGCTTGCTCATGGAGTATCGTGCGGCGATGGTTGCCATCATGAGAGCACCACCGAACAGATACCACCAGTCCCCGGATCGTGCCCATCCTAGGATTCTGGTAAACAGATCGATAGGATCTGCGAGCACGAGTTCCTCACCCTGGGCGAAGGCGACTGCCGTGAGACCGGTCAGGATGAGGATTACGTAGATCATGATCTTGCTCATGGTTGCTCCTTATCGGTACAATCCTGCAGCGCGCTCTTCATCCATTGCGCTGAGGAGTGAAGGTAGGAGGCGAGCATAATTGCCGACTCCCTGGAGTAGCAGACTAGACCTTCTGGGCACGGCTGGACTGTCTTGATCTGTGGACGAATCGGTATTTCGCCGACGTCCTCGAGACAACCAGTCTGCATCTTGATGACTGTAACGGTCTCACGCTTCGGACACGTCTTGCAACAGGACGGCAAAAGCAACGAGAATAAGATGCACCCGAGCGCCAGCAACTCCTGTGGAGCAGGGAGTCGGAGGAACCGGCGCTCGGATGCAAACATCATTCGCGTTCCTCGAGATGCTCAAAGAACTTGTCCAGCTCCGATGAGACCTCTTCTGTTGTCATCTTCGCCAGATTGGAGCTTCGCAACGATTCCACATCCTCACGACACTGGAGCAGTTGGTCCTGCTTCTTGCGCTTGTACTCGCGGAACTCGTCGGCGACGGTCTTGAACTCCACCTCCACCATCCGACGCTTCTCGTCCGCATCGGCAGCATCCACTCTCAACTTTGCGTTGGAAGTGCTAAGGCCGGAGTTCCGAAGCGCAAGAATCACGGCGAGGATCGAGAGCCCAGGGATGGCAGCAACTCCGACGTAGCCAAGGATTTCAATCATGGTGCATAGACGCGACCATCATGGTCTGTTGCGATGCGGACATCTGCCCAGGTGACTCCACCAAGCTGGCGGACAAGACGACAGAAGTATAAGTCCTCTCCGCGCTCCAACAGCGAGTGTCTCTCGTCGGCATAGACGTTCTCGAACCACGGACCGCTGTAATTCGCGGACTCCGCACGCGCGACAAGCTGTGGGATGTGGATCATCATGAGTCCAGCTCCTATGCCAGATACTGGGCCACCAGGAGCGGATGGTAGATCGCGTGTATTGATCTTGTCGCCATGACGCAGACGACAGATAGCAGCGACGACGCACGATTCCGTTGCGCGCGCCGTCTCTAGCATCCGTCCTATTGCACTCTCATGCCCAATCGGAACCACATCAGCGTCCTGCATCACAAGATAGTCTGCATGATTCTTGATCGCATGTTCCACCGCGTGGTTTCGTGCTCGCGGAAGATCGGCGACTGCCGTATGCCATGCTCCGTAATCCACGCCGAGAGCGCTTAATGCCGCTCCGTCCGCAAGAGCTTGGGCACGGATTCCGACATGCGCTTGCTCGTGGAACGCCGGCGTCCAGTGGATTAGAAGCGTCATGCAGGAGTGGACCTCACCACGACAGCACTCACACCAGCATCCTCTCCGCCGCCATATGGTCCACCTACGCGAGCGTATGTGCGAGTCCCACCAGTATTTGCGTCCGTCCCAACAGCGAGGATCGCGCGCGCCACATCATCCTGAAAAGCAACATCCAGCCGCTCTGTCGTTCCACCGGGCGGTGTCCATGATGGCTGCGTCGTATGCTGGACTGCAACAAGCGAGATCAGCATATCATTAGTCTGGGCCGCAACAGTCGGAGTGGTGAGGTCCGAGGAACCAGCGGTTGTCTGCGAAGTGTGATTGAACGCCTGATACGCTATTGTAGCGGACCCATCTGCACGCACGACTGTCAACGCACCATAGATATCTGTCGTTGAGTAATCCGCATGGAGCGTGAATGCATAAGAGCCAGACTCCGATGACGCAACTTTTGTAAATACGCCGTCGGTGGTGCGAGTTGTCCATCCGCTTGCAATCGTATCAAAGTACGATCCTGCGTTATCCGGCGCAACTGCCTGGACAATCAACAAATCGCCATTTGTTGGCGTCGTCGTCGGAGTGAACGTAATTGTCCTGTCGCCATTGTGGATACCGCGTGTCGTCTCTATCCAGAGCGGCGGAACAGGCGAAACACTAGAAGCAACTCCACCGTGATACTCATACAGACACACGGATTCGACGACAAGAGTGCCAGACGTTCCAGCCTTGTACTGCACATCCACCTTGTGACTCGTTCCAACGCCGTCCAAAGAGCACGGCATCAGATACCATCCCTCCAACTCAATATCATCGATGGTCGCAATAGCACCACTAGAATCGATCAGCTGCACAGTGCCATCCGTGGATCCGCCGGTCTGCTTCGCATAGACCGCAAACATGCATGGCACGTCGTCCGAGTGCCGAGGCTGGTGATTCTGCGTCATGCAAGTGAATCCACGAGACGTGGAACTCACTGTCGTGGAGCCTCCGAGCAGATTCGCAAAGGAAGTGCTTGTCGTCGAGAACTTCGTGCCCAGGATTGGCCAGTCTGGCACGAGCTGAAACAGAGCCGCCGCGTTGTGTCGCCAGAGCCAGTGTCCGCCAGACTCGAATCCGAGGCTCTGCTGATGCTCCTCATCCGTGATCTCTGCGCCGTCTGAGAACCTCCCAGGATCGGTCACACCAGCATCTGCCGTATTACTCGAGAGTGGATGGACCTCGTATACCGTGGCAAACGAGATCCGCGCATAGTCGTAGAGCTCAACTCGACACTTGTAGTCTGTGGTCTGAGCTATATCGATTTCTACACTGGTCCAGCCAATATCATCAAGACCTGGAGTTGCTGTGGTTCCTGGGCGGAGATACGCAGAGTACGTAATCGTCGTTCCGTTGTCCACGGCGAAACGCACGCGCGGATCTCCGCCGACTTGCGACGGTGGCAGCAGACCACACTCCATCCGCAACTTGAGGGAGCCTTGCGACGTAGACGCGGCGCCAGAGTGGAAGTGCCACCTCCAGTGAACGTTCGATCCCGCACCGACTCCCGGTCCAGCAGCGATAGACTGGAGGTTGATAGAGCGATGGAACACGACCTTGCGCTGTCTCTGCATCACAAACGCTTCACGGACAGCGACCTGTCGCATGGGACGCGCGTCCACCTCCTTGCCGTTCCTCACGCGCGCATTGCGCGTAATGATGGTCGGAGTCTTATTTGGAGTTGTGATTATGCCCATGAGCTAACTCTGAGGTCCAAGGCTCCAGCGAGGAAATCCGTATAGAGTCGTCGTAAAATTTGCATTGGACACGGCGATCTCAACCGTGATGACACAGCCGGACGCACCAGCATCGAATTTGAGAATGTCTAGCACCGTCGCGGCTCCAACCTGGTCTGCAGTGGAACCGGTGAGAAGCCAGATCGCTTGAGCAAACGGAGTGGCAAACGTAGCAACCATTCCAGACCCTGTTGGCTGAAACGTGGAAGCTGTTACGCGGATCTTCGCCGTTCCGCTCGCATCGTCGATCTTGCCTAGTGGTTGGATCGTGAGTTGTCGCTTCTTTCCAGCGGCCCATCCTGCAGGACCGACGTACTGCACAAGTGTTGCCACAGTAACATAGGTTAGGCTCTGCGTCGTCGGAGCTGTGACGTAGAACCACGGATTGTGCGCGGCGGTCTTATAGTTGATCAGATTGTTGGCTGTGTCGATTGCCGCTCTATGCATCGCTGGAGTGACACCGTATCCCTCCGTGTCCCAGTATCCAGAGATCGGGAATTCGTGATTGTAGCTGGAGTTCTGTTCAGCCACGAATGCCCCGGACTCCGGTCCCTGCGAGCTATAGACGTATGCCTTGCGGAGGTTCTGGATCTTATCGTCCGCGTCGGACGCGAGGTAGCAGTCCACCTGCTGTGTTGCTTGCGCATCCGCGTATCGTCGCGTGTGGACTCGATAGGCAAGCGTGTTGTCCCAGGAGCCGGTGAGAGTGCCGGTCAACGTCAAGAGATTCGTGACAGGATCATAGCTCGACACAGTTCCAGTGAGCACGCTAGGAGTCTCAGGATCGACAGGGCTCCGTTCGATTACATAGATCAGATCGCCAGAAACGAAGTGCTCGCCATCCTCATCCTCATCCGACTCGCTCCATACGTGCGGCCAGAGCTCTAGCGTTGGGCCTGCCGCGTTGTATCCAGCATTGGCTGCATCCTCCTTCACGTCTGCAGCTGGCGCATAGACAGTCTGATCTGTGGAAGGAAGAAGTACGATGTCTGCACGACCAGTTCCTGTCCTCCAATCGAAAGCATGAGACAGCACCCATCCCGGATGCGAGACAATTCCATGGGCACCAGTCGCTGGATCGCGGACATGGTTGTCGGACAGGACCACGGTATCGCCAGCAGTCAAACGGTACAGATTCTTGCTGGTCTGTCGCGAGATGACGAGTAGAGGCTTGCCGAATACTGCGAGGACGAACGCGGCGAGATCAAATATGATCTCACGAATGGTGTCGGAACCTGAAGATGCAGACCCGACATGATTACTCGCTTGGATTGTGAGTGGGCTTCCTTCGCCGTGATCTGTAATGGACTGTGGGTTTGGGATGTCAAGAACCTCTCGATAGGTTCCCTTCACCGTTCTCGCGAACTCTACCTTGATATGGTTGATGAGATGCTCTCGAACGTATCTCGAGAGTGACCGTGTTGCGCCTTGGTTATCCGGACTAGCTACCTTATTGCTTTCCGTTAGAGCATAACTCGCATTCGCCACCGAGATCGCAGTAACTGGAGTCACAAATGACATCTGTCCAGCACGTAGCCCAAGGAAGGCTCCGCGCAGCTGGAGCTCCGGCTCGAGAACCTGTGAGAGCCTCGTTGGTCGGTCCAGGAACAGAGTGAATGTCGGCGATCCCTCCCAGAGCGCGTTGACACTCGCTATGAAGTTGTCTCCGAGCAGAGACCAAGGAATCGCGGCTCCGAGATTCGCCGCATAGGAGTCATACGTGGCGTGGTTATACCCGGGTGTTCCAGTGCTCGCAAAGAGCCTCGGGATGATGGTTCGTGCATCCCCCTGGATGAGGAAAATTTGTCTGATAACTGGTACGGATTCGCTTCTCGTTCGATTCGGAACTAGATCGATCTTCTCCTTCTCGGAGATCATCCGCGTAAGTCGCGAGTTGATTAGGACTGTGAGTTGAGTAGCGGAATCCAGCCTTGCGATCCCAACGACACCATCCAGCTCGATCATCCCCCACGTCTGATTTCCGATGGTAAGTGAATCGATCACATCCTGTAGATCAGCGATGTCTTTAATGTCTGGCGGAAGCTGGTCATACTGATCTGCGAGCGTTCCACGCACATTCTCGACCGTCTGGATCGCCTGCCCATAGATGTTGACATCACTCTTGACGAAGAGGCCGTAATCCACGACTGGTTGTGGAGCTGTTAGTTTTGCAAACGCTTGCGTCGCATGGTATCCAGTCGCTGTTAGGATTAGACCACCGAAGTCCCCGGCGAGATGCGTCGATCCCGCTATCCACCATCCAAATAGGATGTATGCCTCGAACGGCAACTCTACCTTGATGTCCACTTCCTTATTGCCAGTAGAAACAACGTAGAAAATCTCAGCGGTGATTCCTGTGATATGGAAGTTCCAGGCGTCCGGAAACTCGCCCCAATTCGCAAGCAGATAGTCGTGCAGAGTAGAAGCTAGTTGATCTGCATTGTAAAGACCTGCGGGGATGTCTGTTCCAACATCAATCTCGATTTCTTCCACATATACGTTTGTCCAGGTTCCACCGGCCAGGGAGTCAACGACCGCACGGAAGTAGAACGTGCGACCGGAAGGAATCGTGATTCCCTTCTTGGGCGTACACTGGAACTGATCATTCAACAATAGAGTCGACCGCACCGACTCCCGGACATCGATACACGACAGCCGAACGTGGCCGTCCTCGTCCTCGCCGTGGTCCGCGATCCGTCCAGACCACGCAAGATCGGCATTCGTTCGCGTATCCACCACGCCGCCAAGAACGCGATGCACCCAGAGACCGACCATCTTACCAACCCAGACTCTAGGGTAGTCTGAGACGAAGGGAGCCGCAACGTTTGCATCTGCGAGGATTGTCGCTTGATGCCTCCTCCCCCACAAAATCGGATCGACGTTACCAGCGAACGGGGAGTAGATTCCCCTGTCATTCACGTTCAGCGTGTCCGCACCAGTCTTACTTCCATAACTAAACTGCTCTATACCAAGGAAGGCGTTTCCGGATGCAGCGAATCCGGATACATCTTTCGCCTCAATCGTGGTGTCATCCGGTTGACTGTCAAACTTGAGTCTGGACAGCTCACCAGTTGCAAGCTCTGTCGCAAACATCGTCTCGGCGAGCAAGGGATCGAGAATCCGGAAGCTCAACGGCTCCGGACTGATAGACGCGTCCTTGCCGAACGGAACAAACTTTGAAGTCACCTCCCCCGGAATCTCGAGACCACCACGACAGACAGTCCAATCGTATGCGGTCCAGGAGGTGAGCACTGCCGCGGTGAGGCTCTGGTCCGAGCAGTACAGAACACCGTGTCCCTCGATCGCCAGAACGAAGACTACCGCAGTCGCGGCATTCTGCTCGAGAGCTGTCTGCGTCGTGCCCATGGGTTAGTCCGCTAGCACCGGAACTCGGATCACCCACGCTCCGTCCCACGTAGCATCCAGTCTCGAGTACTCTGGCTCTGTACTACCTAGGATGTTGTAGGCGAGATACGTCGCGTCGTCGGTAAGGTCCTTGTGCCACCGGAGAGCCTCACCTGGCGAAGCGCTCCATGGAGCGTTCCCAGCTACTGCGTTATCGTAGAACGTCTGGAATGCCTCGTTGACAGTCGCTTCCTGTGCTGTGAGAGTCTTCGCCGCAACCACGTATTCATAGCTAATCTCATCTCGAGTTTGGCTCGCGTACACGAGCGCAGCATACGTTCCGTCCGATGCGACACTCACGGATCGGTCGTAGATCGGGCGTCCAGAGCTGGTAAGTCCATGCATCTTGTTCGGCGGACATCCAGACATCCACAAGGCTGCGCACTGATTCGCTCCGGTGGCGGAAGTCTGCGATGAGATGTTGGCAGTGAAGCCCAGGAGGTCACGTAGGTCCGTGCTCGTCCAAGTGATAGAGAACGTCCCGGAGTTGACTGAGATTGTCACCTTCCCAGTTGTGTCGCTCAGACTAACTGTGTACGTTCCTGTCAGAGTCGCATCCGCATCGAGTAGAGCCTTGATCTTGGCGAGAAGTGAGACAGTGTCGTTGCCGGCGGATGAGGGATAGTACGTATTCGTAGCAGTGAGAGTGATCGTCACTGGACCGCCTCCACCGTCGGTCGCCTGGAATGTCCAGTTCCCCGTCGGTATCGTAACCTTCGCCTCCCACTTATCGGCCATCTAGTTTCGATTCCTCTCGTTATTTGCACGGTCATAGGAATCTGAGATTCTCTTGCGCAGCGTTCTCGGATCATCCGCCGGATCAGTGACAACGATAAGCTGCGTCGTGTTCTGTCCGCCACCTCCGCCGCCGAATGCTCCAGCAGCGGCGGATGGAAGGGCGCCTCCACGCGGCAGATTTCCACCAGCGCCTGGAGTCATCTGCCGAGTAATCGCCATAATTGCAGCCGCTCCGGCGATCTGGAGTGCTCCCTGCGGATTGCCCTTCGCCAGATTCGTTAATCCAAGCGCGAAGAGGTGGATGGCCTGAGACTGCGCCGCTTTGATCGCAGCCATCTGTGCAGCCTTACCATACGAAACGGAGGCGTTCGTGAGGGATGAGAACGCGTTCACACCGACATCCTGGGCGATGAGAGTGGCTTTGCTAAGACCCTCCATTCCCTCCTCAGCGCCCTTCCCGAACCTGGATGCATCGCTCACCACGTCGAATCCAGAACCAGGTCTAGGAACACCGACTCTGATTGGACGACCAAACTCATCTCGAGTTCCTGGGATGCCGCCGATCGATGGGAGTGTGTCTCCTTGGAGTTCGACAGCTCCGAAATCATCGACGGCACCTGTCCGCCCAGTGAATCCAACCTGGAGTCCTGACGAGAGTCGAAGTCGTCTAGCCCTAGCTCGCTCTGATTCCTCGCCTGTCCCTCCGCCAGCACCTTCGTCCCCAGCTCCCAAATCCACTGGCGCTCCAGGACCAACCGCCTGTCCAGTGCGAGGATCGCGACCGCTGGTCCAAACGTTCCCAGTTCCAACTCCGTGGATCTGGTCGTGGCGAAATCCCTGTCTGCGAAGAGCCCGGTATGTGACCATGTCTGTGGAACGAACAAGCCCGCTGGTTCCATAGGTTGTTTTCCCAATATCTCCGCCGAGAACCACACTCCTAACCCCCTGAAGGAACGGACTAGTGCTAGTCGAACCAAACGCCTTGTCCCTCGCGGAAATCCGCCCCTCTCGCTCTGCGAATGCAAAGAACTCATTCACGTTCCCGAGAATTGCAGCCATCGCAGTGACAATGGGAGCGAGAGCGAGAGCAACCTTGCCAAGATTGTCGACGAGATTGTCCAGCGTGTTCTCCCACGCCACTCCGGCCTTGACAGCGCGCTCTGCCGCAGTCTCCTCTGCCTTCCCCATCCGTTCCGCGGCAGCAGCAGCCTCCTTGAGCAAGAATGTATGACCCTCCAACCCAGGCTTGACGCCCTCCGTTGCAAGACCGAACTGCCGGAGGCCACGAACCGTCCCAGTGACAAGCGATCTCGTCACTTCGTCGTAGACCTTGCTCATGTCCTTTCCAAGATTCCCCTGATGGAACGCAAGATCGCGCATCAGAGCCCCGATGTTCTCCAACTCCTTCTGTGTTACACGATAGACTGTGTTCTGATTTGCGGCTGCGAGAGCGAGAGCCTGATCCGACGTGATGAGTCTATTTGTTGACTCCTCGATCTTATCAATATTGATTCCGATTGCAGCCTGTTGGAGCACCAGCTCCTCGATGTATCCCTTCGCAGCATTCTTCAGACCCTGGAACCCAGCAGCGAGCGCTGCGATCTTAAGAGCCATCTTTCCATAGAGAGCGAGGGATTCACCAAGACCCTTGTTATGAGCAAGTGATCCAGCGGCAAGAGCCTGCTGTCCTTGCTTCAATTCCCCCATCGCGGATTTCGCGTGGGAGGCGTCGCCCTTGAACCTGAGGAGTACGTCGCTCACCGATGCTCCTTGGCTCGCTTCTCGCGCTCCTTCATTTCGTAAGCCTGCGCAGAGTTCAGCTGTCCGTTGAAAAGCTCGATGAGATCGAGGAACAGATCATCCGGCTCCTCCACTCGCACCTTCAACTGTCCCTTGTCCCACCATGCCCAGGAGGTCGCAACGCGTCGGACCTCCGGAAGCGCCGTCGAGTATCCTGGGCAGATCGACGGAATGAAGGATGTACCGAATGCCATCACTCCACGCCTGTTCCGGCAGTGCCCGCAGTTTCCATGTCCGTCGCGCTCTGGCTGTCTTTCGCACGAACAGTCCTGAGATGCTCGGTCAGCAGGCTCCATCCATCCGCAGAGCATGGTGGAGCGAGTTCCAGTCTCAGTGTTCTTTGTGCAGTGGTCACAGTCGAATCTCTTATCGCCTCCAGCGGACAGGTGCTCTGCGACGGCCACGAACGGGAGTAGAGCTACTCCCTCTTGGACAAAGGGTCTCCGAATGACTTCCTTCCTACAAACTCCACCATCTCAATCATGAGATCGCCGTCATCCACCTCTTCGATGATGGACATCACCTTGTCACTAATGCGGACGAAGTCATTGAGCATGACTCGTCCAACAGTGATCTCCTTGCCGTTCTCGTCCATGAACGGTTCGATCTTGTTGAGAGTCAGAGCGACGGCCATGTTCATGCCGAATCCGCTTCCTACTCTTTGGATGAGGTCCATGACATACGCCTTCGCAGCGCTCCCGAGAGTGCGAAAGGTGAACCGGACGGGAGTGAATCCTGCCTTCGTCGGCAGATGCTTCATGTCCCCAGTCTCAAGCCAAAGACGATGGTTGAATGACTCGTTCTCTTGGTCGAACGCACCGTCTTTGGAGTAATAGAAAACGTGAACGCTGTCTTTTCTCGACTTGAACATTCCCTGCTCCTTTGTACTGGGCTCCCACCCAGATTCGACTAACCCATTCCGAACCGGACGTTGGACTTCAACAACTCATCTGCACCATCCTCATCCGTGAGACACAGGAACGAGGCGCGAACGAAGTTGAGACCATCCATGACAACCTGAGTCGGAACGCCGGCGTCCGGATCCGGAACGGCATTCGGCGCATAGATCGCGAGTGCGGAACCATCCACAGGATTCGGAGTGTACAAAAGCTCCTTCGCAACGATGGAGTTCGGATCTGTGGAGTGGTACGTAAACCATGTAGGAGTCGCCGTGGAAGCTTCCGCCTCCACAGTGAATGACATCTTGGTCTGCGCCGGACCGCGTCGCCATCCGACCACGTTCTGCGCGGCGTTCTCGCCTCCCTGGCCAAACACAGGAAGCATTCCCTGTCCGATGGTGAGAGCGAACTCGCGCACGGCGTCCACGTTGCGAGTAGTTGTTCCCTTCGCCTGAGTATGCAGAGATCCAGACGAGCATGGGGAGTGAGCATACTCTTCCACCGCTGTCACAGACGGGAAGGTCGGATTGACAGCATTCCACGCGACACAACTGAAAGTGAAGTCCCACACAGGAAGCTCACCAGGATTCAGCTGGATCAGGCCCACACTCGTGCAAGCGCACCCGCGCGCGACGAATCGGAGGTTCTTCGACGCGAGAACAAACCGCAGAGTGTTGTTTGTCGCGGCAGCGCTGGACGTGAGAACCGCTTTCGTGGTTGACGCCGGATAGATCATTCCCATCGCGCGCACTGCATCTGCTGTCGTTGGAGAGACCGGGAGATCCACACCGAGCTCGTAGGAGCTAGTCGCATCGAGCAGATACGTTCCCTGCCCATCCGCTCTCGTATCCTTCTTCGCGCCGACACGGATCAGACCGCCGGCTAGGAGCGTCGTGTTCGTGCTCGTCAGAGTGTTCGTATCGTTCGTGCCAGTCGTGAGCAGTCCTCCGACCTGTGTCCAATCGGAGTTTCCAAAGACATGGCCAAGGAGCTTCGCGAGGTCCGGCTCCGTCAGAGCCCCGTTCGTCGCTGAACCGTGTCCATGCGCAGCAACCTGGAAGCGGAACGTGCCGAGACCGAATGCGCCAGGGATCGGGGCCGCTCCCGCGTTGAGCATCTGTCGGACGCCGCCACGATTGATGAGAGGACGGACAAGCCCAGTGAGGTCCACGGAGTCATCCATGACCTGGAGGCGTGTCGTATACGTGTCATCCGCCGCATCTGCGAACGAATCCTCCGCCTCGAAGGCGACGAATCCGAGCATTCCACTTTCTGCTGTTCCGGCCATGGTGTCTCTCCTGCTCTAGAGCTTGTATCTACGCTCTGTGTTCGTACCAAGTGAACTCGGCTTCCATCGTGGCACCGATCCACCGCTTGTCGATTGGACGATATCCTCGCTGGACCACGCCAAAGTCGATGTCCGTGTCATGGAAGTTCTCGAAGATCGTTCTGGCGTCGTGGACCATGTCGTCAAGAAGCTCGATCCCACCGTCGGCGATGTCCGCAAGCTGCAAGACTGCTCGATCCACTCTACGGTGGCGGTTCGTCGCTCCATGCCCAGTGATCTTTCGAGATGAGATGGACTCGATGTAGAACCGCCCCCACGCCGCATTCGCCGGCGGAGTGTAGGACTCATTCGCGAACATGAGCGGCTCTGTACGTCCAGCTGCAGTCCACTCTGTCAGGAGTCGACTATGAACAAGCTGGTATGTCTGCGCGTCTGTCATACGGTCAATCCAAGAGTACTCAGAGCCTGCTGGATCGCGATGTCGTCGAAGTTGGCCGGAGCCTGTCTCGAGCTTCCACGGAGCAGATCAAGAATATAGTCCACGTTATTTGCGATGTAGACTTCGCCTTCTCCGGAGTATCCAGCTATCACCTGGGCAAGAGCTGAGGACTGAAACATGCCACCAATGTCTCCCTCACCCTCATACGGCTGTCCCAGTGAAGGAATCCAGTTGGCTCGAGACCATCCAGTGAGGACAGGATTCAGCTTGATAAGATTGGCAACAACCTCCGCGACGAGTCGAACCATCATGTCCTTGGACATCTCGCTGAGAATGAGAATTGCCTTGTCTCGGACAGAACGCTTGTCCTGAATGTTCTGCAGGTCTTCTGCCAGAGCATCCGCGAGCTTCTCTATGTTCGGTAGGTCGGCCAATTCTACGTCTTGCCCAGGATGCTCGTGATAACCCAAACTCCGAGAGTAGCAGCGATGAAGGAGGCAGTGCTGATGAGAATTCCAAGGTAGACTCGATCTCGAGTGCGATTCTCAATCAACTTTGCCACGGAATCCGACATCTTCTGCGCAGACTGCTCCATCGTTGCCATCCCATCCTCCATCGTCTTGATCCTTCCGCCCTTACCATCTACAGCAACGAGTTCCGTTCGAGTGTCCCATAGAGTGTCAACTCGCTTGCTGGTCGTTGTCTGCGCTCTATGGACTCGATCGATCTCACGTTGAAACACGTCCCACAGAGACTGCGGAGGTGGGGTCTGATCAGTCACCTGCTCTATGTTCCACGTAGCTGTAATTGATCGTCAGAAGGTGTCCGATCCACCTCTCCTCATGGCCCAGTGGTTTGCGCGAGCACTCCATCGAAAAGTTGATCCCGTTGAAGTGGACATCTTCAAAGATGTCCCGCGCTTCCTGATACAGCACATCCAAGAGCTGTGTTCCAGCATCTCGAGGCGCAAAGAGCTGGATCATCACCATCCCGGTGCGACGGTATCTTCCGTCCCGATTCCCTTGGGCAAGTGTCTCAGATCGAGACAGAACGGGACGAAGAACGAGCCGGACCCATCCACCGGAAAGAGGCGGCTCGACAGCCTCTGACTCGAAAACAACAGGCTCTGTGCGTTCAGCGGAATCCCAACCAGAAAGCATTCTCTCATAGATTAGCTCGTTTGCTTGCGAGTCCGTGAGGCTCGTGCTTGTGCGGTAGGATATTCCAACAGCCGTCGCTGTGGATGTTCCAGCACTGGATGCGTCAGACCTCGCTGTAGAGGTTCCAACTCCAGTTGCAGTCGCTACACCAGCGCTGGACGCATCGGACCTGGATGTTGACTTCCCGACTGCTGTTACAGTCGATGCTCCAGCCGATGTCCCCGTCGATACGAGGATCGCTGTTCCAACTGCCGTTGCAGTCGCGACACCAGCACTGGATGCATCGGAACGTGCTGTCGAGACACCGACTGCCGTTGCAGTCGCGACACCNGCACTGGATGCATCGGAACGTGCTGTNGAGACNCCGACTGCCGTTGCAGTCGCGACACCAGCACTGGATGCATCGGAACGTGCTGTAGAGACACCGACTGCCGTTGCTGTCGCGACACCAGCACTGGATGCATCGGAACGTGCTGTAGAGACACCGACTGCCGTTGCAGTCGCGACACCAGCACTGGAT